AATTCAATTAAAATGTCAGACATTATCTTAAAAGACGATACTTTAGTCAATATTTTGCGTATTTTGAAAGATTTTCATGATGAAATTACACTCAATTTTAAAGACGACGGAATATATGCATATTTCATTGATAAAAATCATGTTGCTTTGTGTAATATGAAATTATGTTGCTATGAAAAAAATAAATTAAAAGAAGAGAAAAAAAGATTAATAAAAGAAACAAAAATATATGGAGAACAAAACGAAACTGTAAACCGTAATATGAATAATGTATGGATATATAATCCATTAGAATATAGTAAAGACTTTTTAGCATATTATTTATTTGGAAACACAATGAATGAAAATTATCAAGAGAATTATAATAAAGAAAATGAAATAAAGAAATTAATAGAAAAAGATTTCAATAACAGAAAATTTTTAATCAATTATTTCTAATTGGAATGCGTAACATGCATTTATGTAATCAGAACCACCCTGGAAAGAAGGGAAAATGTTAAATTCCAATTGACAAGGAGGGGAAGAAGAGATAGTAAAAAGAGAAGAAGAGAATTTATGTTTATGAAATTTAAAACGAAATAAACGTTGAAACCAAACAATAGAGGAATGGTAATTAACTAAAATAAAAAGAAGTTTATGGAAAATACCTTTATAACATTGAAAGAAAGTTTTATCATCATAATTAACGATGTTATGTATAGGGAAAATTTTATTATTGTATAAGAAATTAAGGAAATGAATATTATGATTAATATTATCAGACATTAAGGAATGATAAAAATTATTGTTAAATGTGAAATTAGAACATTCATTAAAAACAGAAGGAGAAAAGCGTGAGTCTTGAATTATATTATAATAAGCGTCAATTAATTCATCATAATTAAAAGTTATATGTTTATCAAAATACTCGACCCACAAAGGGATTCTGGAGTTAGAAAAATACATATTATCTGATATCCAAGACATGTTAATAAAGTATTAATGATATATGATATTCTTTAAGAAATAAAATTTAATTATTTTATTATTAGAGAAAAAAGTACAATGAAATAAAAAATGAAATTCTTAGATTTATTTTGCGGAACAAAAAGTATAACAAACGAAGCAAAAAAGTTTGGATATAAAGTGATTAGTTTAGATAAAGAAGAAAAATACGAACCAACAATAGTGAGTGACATAATGAACTGGGAATATAAGAAATACAAGCCACAAACATTTAAAATAATATGGGCAAGTCCGCCATGCACTGAATTTAGTAAAGCAAAGACAAGAGGAGAAAGAAAAATAAAAGAAGCGTTAAAAATAGTAAAAAAAACAAAAGAGATTATAGAATATCTAAAACCGAAGTATTATTATATAGAAAATCCGGAAGGATTACTGAGACATCAGAAAATAATGAAAAATATGAACAGAGAAACTGTATCGTATTGTAAATATGGATATAAATATAGAAAAAATACAGACATATGGACAAATAGAAAAGATTTAAAACTAAAAAGATGTATTAAAGGAGAGTATTGTAAATACAAAAAAGAACATGGAGTACATGAACATACAGTACAAGATGGAACCAGTAAAACGCAAAAACATGAATATATAAATACAAGAGATATGAACAAAAGAATATCAATACCAAAGAAATTAGTGAGAGAAATACTAAAAAATTAAATATTTACACTATTTTTTACACTATTTTTTACACTATCTTTTACACTATCTTTTACTATCTTTGTAAATATTTTAGTTATTTCTAGTCACGATTTACTATTTCTTTTTATGACGCCCACAAAAAGACGAACCGGGTTGAGCTTTACAATTACATTTATCACCATTTTTCTTTAATGCTGTACAAATAGAAACATCAACTAAAGGTTTTTTAATAGACTTTTCTTTGATAGTTTGTAATTTATTAATATCATCAGGAGTCAAAACGATAATAGAACGACGATTATCATATTGATTATAAAGTTCTTTCATTTTTTTAATAGCATTAATAAACTGAATGTCATTTTCGTGTAAAATGATAGAAGAATTCATTTTATTAAACAATTCCTGTTTATTATAAGAACGCAATAAATATTCAGAAGTATGAGAATCAAAAAACATAAAAGAGTACTTATTATAATAAAACAAAAATAATCTTTAAGTAATTAATTTATTATTATTTTAATAATATTTTAAAAAAATAAAAATGTAATGAAAATACATAATGAAAACATAGAACTTAAAGATATAGATGAGAAACAATTAGAAGAATATAAAAAGGAATGTATGAAACTATTTCCCAAAAAGAAGTATGAAATGATATATATGGATCCACCATGGAAATATAAAAATATAGGAAATGGATTAAGCAATCAATGTCATGAGAAATATCCAACAATGGGATATGAAGAACTAAAAGAGTTACCAATAAAAGAAATAAGTGAAAAAAATTGTGTATTATTTATATGGAGTACATCACCAAAATTACCAGAAGCGTTAGAATTAATAAAAGCATGGAATTTTGAATATAAAACAATATTTAAAATATGGAGAAAAGTGTCGAAAAAAGGGGAACCAGTAAGTGTTCCTGGATGGTGGTCTCGAAGTAATAACGAATTATTATTAGTAGCAGCAAAGGGAAGTCCGTTAAAACTATGGAAAACAAAAAACAATGAACCACAAGAATATAGTAGTATAAGGGAGGAACATAGTAGCAAACCAATAGAAATAAGAGAACAAATAAGAAATTTTTTAAAATGTAAAAAACGAATAGAGATATTTGCAAGAACAATAGATGAAAATTATGATGCATGGGGGTTAGAAGTACCTGGTTTTTTTTATGAAAACAGCATAAGTAAAGAAATAAAGAATTTAAAGTGTAGAGATATAGGGATACAATGTGAAATAACAGAAAAACCAAAAAAATCAAAAGATTATTTACATAAACACAAACCTGAATGTCAATGTTGTATATGTAAAAAGATAAGAAAAAGAGAAGAAAATAAAAAATAATATAATAATATAAACCGTAAATGTCAAACGTCATGTACATTCTAACAAACAGAAGAGATATAAGTACCATAGATAAAGCATCACTAGCACTAGCACTAGCGACCAATAAGAAAAATCTAAAAAATTTACTAAAACGTTTGAAAGAAAATCACAACAGAGTAAAAAAAACAGAAAGAGAGATGAAAGAATATCTTAATTTTTTTAAAAATAAAAGAAAATCAGAAAACATATCAAAAATGTTGGAAAGATATAATCAGAATAAAATTAGTGAATATACATTTATGTCTGAAGCGTCTAAAATTAACATAGATGAAAATTATAAAAGAGATTTGAACAAAATAATAAATAATTATAAAAGATACAGCAGATTGTATGACATTCAATGTAATTTAAATTACAATAATCCTGAATATTATAATGAGAATAATAGACAATATGGTAAAGTTGTCAAGCTTGCTGGGAAAGCTGCGAAGAACGCATTATCTATAACAGAGAATGTAAAGAAAAACTACAACAGAAAAAAATACAAAAATATAAAATCATATTATGAACACTTTGGTAATAGTATTTATAGTGGAAAATATCCAATAAATTATAGGAGCAAAAATGTTAGTAAAAGAATGCAAGATATATAATATTGAATAAAAAAATATAGAAGATGTAGATACAGTTCTAAACCAATAAAGAAATACAAAAAATTCGTTTAAAAATTCATCATAGATTTGACTTCATTTTGAAGACAAGGCAATTCATAATCGAGAAAATTATTAAAATTTTCGTGAAAAACAACTATATGTAATTTATCGATAATGATATCATAATTTTTTTGTAAAATATATTTATAAATATTCAATTGAAGAGCGTAATGCCAATAATTAGAATTAGGGATATGATTAATAGGGTCTAAAGCGGATTCATTATTAAAAGAAAACAATTTAATTTCTTTAGAACGTTTCCAATCATAAATATGGAAAAGACCGGAAGAATCTTTAAAAACCATATCGATACTACCAGCCAAATCGGCATCAGGGTCGAAAATTTCCCATTCTGTACGATAAGGAGTAAGATGTTTATTAAAAGAAAGAAAGTTGAGGAAATAAGACCATTCAGTAGAAGAAAGTATATCAGGATTAATAAGATGAGATTGGTCGTTAAAGTAATATTCAATAGAAGCGTGAAGAAGAGTACCTTTAGAAGCAGCGGAAATTTTATCAACGTTCCAAAGGTCTTTAATTTGTTGTTCGTTTAATTGGAAATATTTAGAAGATTTATTATTAAAATTTTTAGCAACAAGAGATTTAAGAATACCATCTTGTTTTGATTCAAAAGAAGGAAAAAATCTTTTAACAAAAGAAGTGACTGAAGAATGGAATTGAGAATTATTAGAGAGATTATTATAAATATGAGGAATAGGGTCGAAAGAAATGAGACAATCATTTTTATGGGGGTTCAAGTGTTTTAACATATTAAAATATAGGTTAAAAAACAGGATTTCTAAACGTTAAGTGATAAATTTTAGTGATAAAATTCGTTAATAAATGCTGTGTAATTTATGTGTACATAGTATAAATGGCGCTAACATCGCTAGACAAGGGTAATATTGAAAGATTGATGATGAGTCTAGCGGCAAATGAATTAGAAAATTCAAAGGTGGAAGACTTGATGAAACATGACGCAACATTGATTTCTAAACTCGAACTATTATATGAGCAACATAATGCGATACAAAATCAAGTTTCGAGATTGATAAAAGAATCTGTATTGAACAAGAGACTACACGATGCAAAGTGTAATTTTGTTAAAACCCATGATGTAAAATATCATTTTTATGTAAATTTTTCAGGTGAAGATTTCTGCTCTCTGATAGGTCCAAACGAATGGAATATGTATAGAGAGTACATTGGTACATTTTATTTAAAACACAACGGCGAGTTCTCACAGTGTTTAGTAAGAACCACATAACAAATTTTTAAATATCGAGAAACAGAGACACATATTTAGAATTAATTAGAAATTAAATTGAAGCCAGATTTAACATAATAAGATTTTCTTTTTTTAAATTGATGAATAACAACATCATCAACGATATCAACAATATAGGGGTTAAATTTTTTACCAGGAGTTTCACGAAGAATGCGACCACAAGCTTGAATAACGTCTCCTTTAGGGCTAGCAAGTATAAGGGAATCTAATTTAGGAATATCAAGACCTTCGTGAGCGAGACTAAAAGTAGCAATAATAATTTGTTTAGATTCAGAAAGCAAAAGATCTTTTTGTTTCATACCGCCGATATAAAGGCCACAAGAATCAACGCCATGAATATTTTTAATTTTATTAAATAAATCGAAACAATGTTCTCTACGTTCAGAAAGGATCATAATATTACGTCCTTGTGAGAAAAGAGAATTAAGTTTATCTAAAATAATATCAGTACGTTCAATATTATTGATAATATTAGTGATAAGATGAACGATAGGAGTATCAGCTAAAGAACCAACAATAGAAGGGTCATGTTGAAAACGAACGACTTCAACATCAACAGAAGAACAAGCTTCACGTTCAATACTATAAAAAATGGGACCAATAAACCATTCTATAACTTTAGTAAGACCGTCTTTACGATGTGGTGTACCAGATAAACCAAGACAATATTTAGCTTGTAATTTAAAGAAAGCTCTTGAAAAAACTTTAGAACAAATGTGATGAGTTTCATCGATAACAACGAAACCAAAAGAAGAAAAAATATTGTTATCATAATCTTTCATACTAATAGATTGCAACATACAAAGAACAATATCTTTACCATCGATATCTATTTTATTTTGACGAATAACGCCGATAGAAGCAGAAGGAAGGAAATTTTTAATACGTTCGATCCATTGATTCATAAGGAATTCTTTATGAACAATAACAAGAGTTTTGAGAGATAATTTAGAAATAACGTAAAGACTAATAGTAGTTTTACCAAAACCAGGAGGAAGGCTAAGGATACCACCACCACCAAAAGGATATTTATAAAGAGCGTCTAAAGTTTTTTGAACTGCAATATGTTGATAAGTTTTTTCATTAAGAGAACCATTAAAATGAACATTAATAGGTATTGAAATATTTTTCATAACCTTTAGAGGCAAACCGAAATATTTGATACCAAAAAACTTAGGTATTCGAAAACGAGAAGAATTTTCTTTATAAATAGGAAAACTATTATCAGGTCTATAACCGGAATTTTGTTCGAAAGTAGAAATAGGTTCAACCTGAAGTAATTTACGAACTTTAGAAACTTCATCATCAGAAAGAAGATTTTTAGATAAAAGATAACCTTTAGAAGAAAGGATAGTTTTTGAATCGAAATTCATTTAATGTTTAAAATAAATAAAATGTTAAGTATTATTTTGTTTTAGATGTTCTTTAACACCAACAAAACAATCGCAAGAATGTTCTTTACAAACCGATTTAAAATTATCCATAATAACATCAGCATTAGATTGAAGGAAATCTTTGTAAGAAATATTATTGGAAATATTGTTAAGAGACATAATATTTTCATTTAACTGACAATTAGGGAGATAAGAAGTAAAACACCGACCATCTTGCATACCAGGGATCATATTTATAATTTAAAAAGAAAAAAATTATGAATAAAACATGCAATTTTCATAAATATGTTTAGGATAACCATTAATATAATAAGCTTGCCTTTTATTCTTTTTTAAACCGGGGCCATTTTTAATAAAAACATCTGGATTATTAAAAATAAAAGAACAAATAGTTTTAAAAGTGTTTTCTATAGTTTTAATAGATTTAGAGCCAGTAATTACAATATTACCTGTACCAAAAATGAAAACACTAATATCATTTATTTTAGAATTAATACCTGGATAAGTATCTGGTTCATAAGAAACTTTAAAGTTATTATAAAATAAAATATTACGTAATTTTTTAAGGTCTATTTCTTTTTGAATATTGAAATTACTGTTTATCATTTCGATAGATATACTTAAAATTGAACTTATAGAAGGTATATGAGAAATAGCGTTAGAATTTTTAAGAATAGAACAAATTAAGTTTATACTTTCTATACAATTATATAAAGATGTTAAACCTGTCAATTGTAATTTTCCGTTTGTAAATATTTTAGCAGAAACTGTATTATTTATTTTGTAAGAAATAGTAGTTTGATTATAAAAACTTTTACGAGGTTTTCCACGTTTCGTGTAAGAAACGTCTTTATTAGATTTAGCTTTTTTAAGAATACATAAAGGATATGAAGGAGTTCGGAAATTATTAGTTAATTCAAGTAAATCAATAGGAATACCGGTATCACATACAAAAGTCATTGTTGATATATTCAAATTCGAAATTACATTATATTTATTCTTCCAAGATTCAACGACTTCCATAAGTTCAAAATATTCATTAACATAATTGTCTTGAAACGAATTCATTATGTCTATGTTTTATAAAAACAAGTAAGTGTTCTTTAAGTAGTTTAAAGTTAAAAAAATAATAAAGTTTAAATATGGAATGTATAACTGAGGAAGTATTAAAAGAAATAAGTGGAATGGAATGTGAATTTACAAATATAGAATTGTATAACCAAGCATTTACACATAAAAGTTATAGTAAAGAACATAATGAAAGATTGGAATTTATAGGTGATTCAATATTAAATTTTGTTATTGCAGAATATCTATTTAATAAATACAATAAAGAAGATGAAGGATTTTTAACAAGAATAAGAACAAAATTAGTAAATGGAGAAAATTTAAATAAAGTTGCGATATCTAAAAAATTCAATTTGTATGTGAAAATGAACGAAAGAGCATTAAGAAAGGGATGGAATAATAATTCAAGAATATTAGAAGATGTATGTGAATCTTATATAGGTGCGTTATATCAAGATAAAGGATTTGAAATTTGTAAAAAGTGGATAACAACAAATATTATTAATAATTCTTTTAAAAATATGAATGAACTACATAAAGACACAAACTATAAAGATCAATTAATGAAAATAGCCCAACAAAACAACTTTCAAATTGAATATAAAGTATATAAAGAAGAAGGTCCAGAACATGAAAAAACATTTACAATACAAGTAAAAATGGATAAATTACTATTATCAACAGGACAAGGAAATACAAAGAAAAGAGCAGAACAAGAAGGAGCAAAAAAAGCAATAGAATGTCTTAGATAGCGCAATTATTTCCATATTTATTACAGTAAGGACAACCTTTTACAATAAAACGAACAGGTGGATGATTATGTACAATAGATGGTTTAA